GAGCCACCAGCTGACGTTACTGATGAAGAACTTGAAGATTATTCTGATAAAGTTCGTAAAAGGATTCAGCACTTCAGTAAAGGGTATCATGACGAGCGCCGCGCAAAAGAAGAAGCACTTCGGGAGCGTCAAGAACTTGAAGCACTGACGCAAAAACTTTTAGATGAAAATAAAACACTAAAAGGTACTGTCGGTAAAAATCAATCTGCTTTGTTAGAACAAGCAAAACGAAATGCAGAGAATGATTTAGCAGTAGCTAAAAGAGCATATAAAGAGGCTTACGAGTCGGGTGACTCAGATGCTGTTGTTGAAGCGCAAGAAGCACTAACAAACGTTAAGTTACGCGCAGAAAAATTAAACAACTTCAGGTTGCCTTCTTTACAGGAACAAGAAACCCCTGTACAACATAATGTAGAACCCGCTCCAGCACAGGTTCAAACTGATCCAAAGGCACAAGCTTGGAAACAAGAAAACCCTTGGTTTAACACTGATGAAGAAATGACAAGTTTTGCGCTGGGGCTGCATAATAGACTTGTCAAAGAGGGCTTAAGCCCTCAGAGTGATGATTACTACGAGCGGATTAATGCTCGTATGCGGCAAGTGTTCCCCGAAAATTTCGAGGACTCTGCACAACATAGTTCTGAGGAAGTTCAACAACCTCAAAGGCAGGCCAATGTGGTTGCACCCGCAACGCGGAGCACAGCACCTAAGAAAATTAGGCTAACGCAAACACAGTTGAATCTTGCTAAGAGACTTGGACTGAAACCAGAACAGTACGCCAAACAGGTTGCAATTGATATGGGGAAAACTAATGGCTGAGAATCGCATCAATCGAGAGCATGAAACTCGTGAAAAAACGACTCAACGTAAGGCTTGGCAGAGACCAGAGGTGCTACCCGCACCGAATCCTGAGCCGGGTTATGAATTTCACTGGGTTCGAGTTGCTACTCAGGGGCAAGTAGATGCCACTAATGTTTCCTCAAAACTTCGTCAAGGTTGGGAGCCTGTAAAAGCAGTAGACCATCCAGAAATCACAATGGTTACTATCGAAAACGATAGGTTTAAAGACAATGTGGTTATTGGTGGCTTGATGCTTTGTAAGGCTCCAAAAGAGCTTGTGGAAGAGCGGAATGATTATTACTCCGGTCAGACAAAAGCGCAGATTGAATCTGTAGATAACAACCTAATGCGAGAAAACGACCCGCGTATGCCTCTCTTTCATGAGCGGAAAACAAAGGTCACTTTTGGTAGTGGAACTTAACTTTTATGGATAGAAGGAGCTAAATATGGCTTATCCAGCAGTTAACGGCCCTTATGGGCTGGTTCCAGTGAAATTGTTGAGTGGTGTTCCTTTCGTTGGCGTAACACGCCATTATGGAATTGCAAGTGGTTATAACACTGCAATTTACAACGGGGATGCCGTAAAACTAGTTACTGGAGGCACCATTGAGTTAGACACAGCAGACGCTGCTATGACTCCTATTGGTGTATTTCTTGGTTGTTCGTATACTGATCCGACTCTTGGTTACAAGGTGTTTAGTCAGTATTACCCAGCCAGCACCGTTGCATCTGATATCGAAGCTTATGTAGCTGACGGCACAGACATCCTGTTCAAGGCTGCTGTTCTTTCATCTGCTGGCGGAGCAGCTGCAGTGATTGGCGATCTTGCTATTACCGATATTGGCGCTAACGTTGCCATGATTACTCCACTTGTTGTGGGTAATGCACAAACCGGTAATTCAACGATCGGTATTTCGGACACTTCTGCAACCACTAACACTCTGCCTTTGCGGATTGTGAGTTTGGTAGAAGAAACTAAAAACTCTAGTGGCGGTTACACTGAGGCTCTCGTTAAATGGAACGCAGGTCATCAGTTCAATAACCTCACTGGCGTGTAAGGAGGAGTAGATAATGGCTATTTCACGCGCACAACTACTCAAAGAACTCCTTCCCGGACTGAACGCTCTGTTCGGACTGGAGTACGCTAAGTATGGTGAAGAGCATACCGCTATCTTTGAGACAGAGACTTCAGATCGTTCATTCGAGGAAGAGGTCAAATTATCGGGCTTTTCAGCAGCACCAGTCAAAAACGAAGGTTCAGCCATCGAATACGACGCTGCTCAAGAGACATGGAGTGCCCGCTATACACACGAAACCATTGCAATGGGTTTCAGCATCACAGAAGAAGCAATCGAGGACAACCTCTACGATTCTCTGTCTGCTCGTTATACCAAAGCTCTGGCTCGTGCTATGGCGTACACCAAGCAAGTTAAAGGTGCGTCTATCCTGAACAACGCATTTGCTGGCGGTACCACATATGGTGACGGTCAGCCTTTGTGTTCAACAGCACACCCACTTGTTTCTGGTGGCACTAACTCAAACCGTCCAGCTGTAGCTGCTGATCTTAACGAGACTTCACTTGAAGCCGCTATTATTCAGATTGCAGGTTGGACAGACGAGCGTGGTCTGTTGATTGCTGCTCAACCTCGTAAGCTTATCATTCCACCAGCACTGCAATTCGTTGCAACTCGTCTGTTGGAAACTGAAGGCCGCGTAGGTACAGCTGACAACGACATCAACGCCATTATGAACAATGGTTCTGTGCCAGAGGGTTATTCAATTAACCACTATCTGACAGATACAGACGCATGGTTCTTGATGACTGATGTTCCAAACGGCCTCAAGCATTTCGTACGTAGCCCAATGGCTACCTCTATGGATGCTGACTTTGATACTGGTAACAGCCGGTACAAGGCTCGTGAGCGTTATTCCTTTGGTGTCTCTGACCCATTGGGTGTCTTCGGTTCGCCGGGCGCATAATTCTATGGGAGGGGGCATTAACTTGCCCCCTTTCTTTTTTTCTGTTATAAGTACATAATTCCTGACAGCTACATGGGGTAGCTGACACTAGCCACGACAGGAGATTATCATGGCTCTATCTACCTTCTCTGGACCAGTCCGGTCCAATAATGGTTTCCAAATTCCCGTTGTAGCCACCGCAGATTTGCCAGCTTTTGGCGATGTTGCCGTTGGAACAGTTTACATGGTCAGCGACAATGGCGCTGGTAATAACGAGTATTGCATCGTAATCAACACAGGTGCTGCTTGGGTAACTGCTGTTGGTGCTGCTCTTACTTAATAGGAGGCTCTAATGGCTGGATTTGAAATTAAAGCCTATAACGTAGCCACCTCTGGTTTTTCTGCAGGACTTGTAGGGCCGGGGCGCTCTAGAATTAAGGGCGTGCTAGTTTACGGCACGGCAGTAACTGCGTTTACTCTAAAAGACGGAAGTGCTTCTGGTGAGACACTGTTAGATTTGACAGTTGCCGCTGGTTGGAATGACGTGTACTTGCCTGATGATGGTATTCTTGCAGAAAATGGGTGTTACGTTTCTGCTATGTCTGGTACAGGGTCAACCATCACAATCCTTCTAGGGTAGTCCGATGCGTAGTTATTATAAGTCTGGGGGTTCAGTTAAGAAAAAATCCCCAGCTTGGCAACGTAAAGAAGGCAAAAGTGAGTCTGGTGGGCTTAATAAAAAAGGTGTGGAAAGTTATCGTCGGGCAAACCCCGGCAGTAAACTCAAAACAGCTGTAACTACTAAGCCCAGCAAACTTAAAAAAGGCTCTAAAGCGGCGAATCGGCGCAAGTCTTTCTGTGCGCGGATGAGTGGGATGAAAAAACGGTTGACTAGTAAAAAGACCGCAAATGATCCTAACAGCCGTATTAACAAAAGTTTGCGGAAATGGAATTGTTAGGTGCCGTATTTACAATCCAACATACCACACTTTAAGGCTTGGGTTCGTAGGGAATACACCAAGAACTTAGAAGATTATCATGGCGAGTTTCTTCACGCCATGGTTGTGGCTGTGACTACGATGCCTAACCGCACCCTTAGTTTTCAAGTTATCTTCACAGGGTGTGAGTCAGACGATACTGGTGAGCCTAATGTACATGGCGGTGCTATGTGGGCTAGGATGCCCCTAACAGCCCTTGTAGCCGACACACCGTATGAAGAGTGGCCTGAAGAGCTACCGCCTTACATAGCGCAGCCTTGGGATTGCATGTCTCACTATCATTCGGTGTATAAGATAGAACGAGCATCTCCTGCGCCTTGGATAGCTAAAGTGGACGGGGAGTTTTACCCCGCTAAATATTACTTTACTGTTGATTACACAGATAGTGAAGTTGCAGACGACCCAGCGCAACACAAACAAAGCCATGTGCTTGAATTGTTAGATGCTGGCAAGTTTACAGGTAATATGGTAGCGTTGCCTAATAATCGGGTGCGGGTTACGCATCCTGCGTGGTTTGAGACGGGCGAGGGCGCTCCAGACTTCAAGCCAAACCAACATAGTTACAACTCAAAAGAAGATGTAGGCTATGTGTGGGATACTAACCGAGTGTTTAACAATTTATATAAGGACGAATCCGATGGGTAAAATGGAAGATAGAATGAAAAAAGGTATGAAAGACCTGATGGGTAAAAAATCTCCAGTAAAAGAGATCGACCCCGCTCTGGATGAGTTTGCTAGCATGGTAAACAAAGACAAAAAGAAAGCCGCTGGCGGCATGATGAAGAAAAAAGGTTACGCCAAAGGTGGCATGATGAAGAAGGGCTACGCTAAAGGCGGCAAAGTTCGCGGTGCTGGTAGGGCTTCAAAAGGTGTACGTCCAGCTAAAATGGTCACTATGAAGGGTTCGTAATGACTGACAGAGAAATCCTTAAAATAGCCAATGAAGACGTGCAACGGCTCACCAACGATCAGTATAAACGCTATACTGAGCTTATGAAGATGCCTCTTAAAGACAGGTATAAGACTGGGCGAAAAGCTGGTGGGCCGATTAGATTGCGTCGTGGTGGATTAGCTAGACGGAAAAGAAGCTGTGCGTAGATACTATAAAAAAGACTGCGGATGCGCTAAATGTAGCAAAAGCTACAAGAAAGGTGGATCAGTCAAAGATGAGTGTTACAGCAAAGTTAAGAGCCGTTATAAGGTCTTCCCGTCAGCGTATGCAAGCGGGGCGATTGCAAAGTGCAGAAAAGTTGGCGCCAAAAACTGGGGCAATAAGTAGTGGCAGTAAGAAAGACAAAAAAGGGTGCAGCACTTAAACGGTGGTTCAAAGAAGACTGGAAAGACGTTTCCACGGGGAAAGCATGTGGGCGTAGCAAAGGTGAAAAACGGGGTACTCCATATTGTCGCCCCACAAAAAGGGTTTCTTCTAAGACCCCAAAAACCTCTGGAGAAATGAGCGCTTCGGAAAAACGCGCTAAGATTAGACAGAAGAAAAGTTTAGGACAACCTGCTGGGAAACCTCGTAGAGTATCTCCCACAAAACGTAAGAGGAAAAGTTAATGGAAGTGTTTCAGAATGGTAGATTTTCTACTGGAGAGCCAGTGTATCAGATAGGGGTCAAAAACTCTGATGGTACATATGATATAAAGGTTTTTGATTTGATGAATAAAGAGCAAGCTGAAGCGAAGCTTGTCGAAATGGGTGGGGGTGTTAAAAAACCTGCGCCTAAGAAAATGCCGGAACAGGTAACTGAAAACATTGAAAATATGACTAAATTAGAGCTTGAAGCTATGATGCGTAACCACGGTGTAGAGCTTGATCGTAGGAAAACAAAAACATCTTTAGTAGCTAAAGCGAAAGCTGTTCTAGCAAAGGGTTAACCCATGGCGACTTCAGGTACCACAGATTTTAATATGGACTTTACGG